CCGTACTCGTCGGGGTCGATGCCGAACAGGCGGTGCGACTCCACCACGTTCGTGAAGGGAGCCAGCCGGCGGTCTACGGCGTCCTCGATAGCGGCCGTGGCCTCGACCATGAGCTGCTCCACGGCCAGCGGGTCCGCACCGACGCCCTGCTGGCACAGAGCGGGAAAGAAGCGCTTGAAGTCGGCCGCGCTCGCCAGAGGCGGTGGGACCGTGCTGACGATGGCCATGCCGCCTCCCTCTGCTTACCCTGCGCCCGGTTCGGTGCTCTCGGCGTCCAAGACGGCAACAACTCCGCCGTTGTCGGGCGGCTCGGGGAACACGGTGGACGGCGTGGTGGTCTCGGTCGGCGCGACGTCGGCAGGCACGGCGGCAGGCACGGCGGCACCTCTGGAGCGCATCGACCAGGCCGGGACCAGTGGCTCGCTGGCCGGCCCGGGCCCGGCATCCGCTGTGACGACGCCTTCGTAGATCTCGTCGGTGGGTTCGTCGACCTCGACTACCGGGTGGCCAGTGAACGGCACGACGACCTCGACGACCTCAGTGAATGGCGACGGAGCTGTGCCACCTTGGGGGAAGTTGGCCGGCACGACTTCGGCGAACTCGCCCTGGACCACAGGGGCAGGGTTGTGGGTGGCTTCCTGAGGGGGCGGGACGTTGCGGGTGACGGGTTCCTGGGTCATCGGTCGGACGAGAGCTCGATGGAGGGACCAGCGAAAACGGGAGAGGGCACCACGAAGGGCCCGGGCGACCACAGCTCGCCGGTGTACGGCTCGAACTCGCCACCTGTGCCGGTCGGCTCTTCGCCGGCCTTGTCCTCGGCGTAGGTGAACAACCGGAGGCCGTGGGGTCCCGTCACGTCGCTGACCGGTACCCAGCTCAGGGCGTCGATGGTGCGGGAAGAGCCGACGAAGGCGTACAGGGGCAGCTTGGAGTCAGGGTCGTACGTCTGCACCAGCACGGGGACGACGGGCGCCACCACGGGCGCAGCGGGCACGGGGATGCCGGCGGCGGCGGTCTTCAGCACCACGGTGGTGGAACTGATGCGGGACGCGGCGGCTTCGATGGCGGCGCTGTCCTCAGCCACGATGGCAGCTTGCAGGTCGGCGTCTTGCGCCACCAGGGCGGCCACGGCGGCGTTCAGGTCAAGGATTGGGGTCACGTGTTTCTCCGTCTGCGAGGGTCGTCACCGACCGGGGGATGGTGGCGCTCGGCCGGCTCGGGCTCGGGCTCGACTACGGCCTCGCCCACGAACGGGCTACGGGCGACTTTGCCAAGCATCACCGCGGCCTCGGCGTGTTGGCGTGCCACTTCGGCGCGGTCGCTGAACGGGCTGTGGGCGGTGCCTGAGTTCTGCGGCATATGTGCTCCTAGAGGAAAGGCCCGAGGGCCGGGCGCACGAGGGAGGCGCGCGCCCGGCCGGTCCCGGGGTGGGGAATTAGGCCGCCAGTGTGACCAGGGCGTTGGTTGCCCGGGCCAGGAAGTACTGGTCCCGGACCGCCAGGCAGTTGTCGTCCACGAAGGCGAACGGCAGGCTGTCCGGGCTGGACGTGGTCGGGTAGACGTTGACCGTCTGGAACTCCCGGACGTAGGGCCGGATGAGCAGGTCCGGGTCGAGTGGCAGCAGGTACAGGTTCTGCTGGCCCGTCGCCGGAGGAGCAAACCCGGTGTTGGTGCCCACGTAGGCGGCCGGGTAGGTCGCCGGGACGGTCGAGCCGTTCTGGGGGACCAGGGTCACGCCGGTGTCCACGATGGAGGTCGTGGGGATCGGGGTGATGTTGTCGCTCTGAAGCCCGACGTTGGCGTCGACGAAACCGAGGAGCGACTCGGTGCCCGTCCCGCCGGCGGCCGCAGTGCGCCACACCTTGTAATGGGTGGGCGAGAGCGTCTGGCCGAGCGTGGTCACCGACGGAGGTGTGAAGGCCAGGGTGATGAGGTTGACGCCCACGCCCGCACCCGTTGCCTGGCTGACCTCAGCCGAAGCCAGGATCTCGCCGAAGCGGGCGATGACGGCGCTAACCATGTACTTGTACGTGGTCGAGGCCGGCATGCCGCCACCCGTCGCCGTCGTGGTGGCCGTTACAGTGCCCATCGTGTTGGAGCGCGGGTTCAGGAAGGAGGACTTCATGATGGGGATGTTGCGGTAGCTCGCCACGATGAGACCGGGGGCGACCTCGACGTTGGTGAGCGCCCCATGGTCGGCAGCGATAAAGCGCTGCTGGTTGGTGAGGAGCTGGGCGATGCGAGAATCGACCGTCGAGCTCACCACGAAGGCGTACTTGGTCGAAGCACCGGGGTACTCGGCCGAGTTCGTCTCCACAAGTTCGATCATCTGGTCGAACAGGCCCAAGTCGAAAGCGGCGTTGGCCCAGGCGATCGTGTTCGGCGCGCCACCCCCCACGATGTTCACGAGGCTGTCCAAGCCGTCCATGTGAGGGTACGGACCGTTCAGGGTCGAAGCGGCGTTGCCCCACACGAGGTCCGTCTCGACGTCCCACATGAGGCCCCTACTGGCGCCCTGGATTTCCTTGGCCCGCAGCGACCCGATCAGGTCAGCGGTCACTGCCTCGGCGTAACCCGTGACACCGCCCACGATCTGGTAGTTCTTCATCGTCACCGGGAACTGGGCGTAGGTGGACGCGCTGATGGGCCGAGCACCACCGTCGGTGACGGCGCCGCCCGCAGCTACCTGCGTCCGCTGGTTGAAGTTGTAAACAGTCGATCCCCAGCGAACGGACGGGAGCACCCGGACCAGGGGGGCGTAACGACGCTGCATCTCGTGGACGACAGGGTCGATCTGCTTCTGGACCAGGGCACTCGCGCCGGTGGCGCTGAGGATGGCTTCGGAGAGTGCTGTAGCCATCGTTTTGTCCTTTCTGGACGGGGAGTTGAGAGGGGAGCCGAGCGCGAAAAAGCCCCGGACCGTCAAAACAGGCACGGGGCTTTTAGAGCGGGCTGGCTAGGCCATTTGTGGCAGGAGCGGGTCGAAGGTGTCGAGGATCGCCTTGTTGAAGTCCTCGTCGGACATCTCGGCCAGCTTCTTAGGGTCGCTCTCGACCTTGGACTCACCTATCGCGCGCGCCTGGGCGACCAAACCGCGCCGGGTGATGCCGCCAGAGCGGCGGACTTCCTCGATGACCTCTTCGCGCACCTTGGTGGTGGTGGCTTCGACGATCGACTCGCCGAAGGTCTTGAGGTCGGCCAACGTGACCGGCTTGGCCGCGGCAGCCGCATCGGCTTCGGCGACGACGCGCCGGGCCTTGGCGAGCTCGTCCTCGACCACGGGGGCGGGCTTGGCTGTCAGCATCTCGGCCAGCAGTTCGATAGGGGTCTTGGCTGCGGGTGCGGTCTCAGTGACCGGAGCGGGAGTGAGTAGAACGCGCAGTTCCTCGGTGGTGTACTCGGTCTTGGTAGCGTCCAGGGTCGCCGCCTGCTCGGGAGTGAGCAGCGCCTTGACTTGGTCCGCGCTGTGGACAGGCATAGATGCCCCTTTCGGTTGGCCGACGCTTTCGGCGCCGGGGACTGGTTGCCCGCACTGCGGGCAGAACATTGCGGGAGAAGCGAAGGAGGCGCCGCACGAGGGGCAATCCTCCATGTCGTCGTCGTCGGCCTCGTCGCCCGGCTTGATGTCGATGTCACCGTCGTTGTCGGGGTCGAGCGCCAGCAGGCCGGCCAGAGCGGCGCGGGCGATGCGGGTAGCCACCTTGGCGAGGTTTGCGGGCTCGTCGGTGTAGCCGCTGACGCTGATGCTTCCTTGCCCGTTGTCGAGGCTGGTGGAGGCGTACGCTTCGATCACGTCGACGAACTCGGCACCCAGACGGCCGAGGGTTTCGTCCAGGTCGACGGACTCTTTGGCCACGTCGATGCCGAACCGCTTGCATGCCGCCTTGATCTTGGACTTGATGCGGGCGAGTTGCGCGCTCGAGTACTTGGCAGCGTTGCCGCCCTTGTTGATGTACGACCAGGCGGACCGGGCGTGCCCCTTGGTGTCCAGGGGATAGCGCTTGACCTTGTCCTTCTGGTAGCCAGGATCGGCGTAGTTGCTGCCCGGCGTGAGCGCGCGCTCGTCGACACAGGCCGTGCACAGCCCGTCCGCCATCGGGTGGGCGATCTCGGCTTCGAGCAGAGCCAGCACGGACGGCCGCTCCTCTTCCAGGCTCACGTCGAGGTCGTCGACGGACTCGGTGACCGTGCCCGCCGGGAGCGATTCGCCCAGCTTGCCGGCGTCGATCTGCGCGCTGCCCACGCCCGGCCGGTGCGTGAAGTCGATGCCGGTGACGTCGAGGTCGGGGGCCGTTTCGTTGCCCTGGTCGTCCTTGGTCACGTCGCCGACCCACTGGCCGAAGATGGAGACCGTCTTCAGTGCCGCTTTGCCGTCCTTGTCCGGCACGGCCATGGCGGCGATGTCCCGGCCCGCGTCGGTGGGCAGGATGTCGGCCTCGAAGCGACCGGCGCCAGCGTCGTTCTGGTAGACCTTGGTCACGTTCGCCGCGGTGGCCCGGGTGTCGCCTTCAGCATGGGCCTTGTGCGAGGTATGCATCGGGATGGCCGCGCCACTCGCCAGGCGCGCGTTCATGCGCTTGACAGCGTGGCCGATGTTCTCCCGGTCGTAGCGCCGGTGGTTCCGGCTGACGCCGGGTGCCAGGAAGGTGCCCTTGAGCGTGCCGATTCGAGCCATGGGGCCCCTTTCGTTCAGATCGTGCCCGCCGGAGCAATCGAACACCGACAGTTGTGGACTAAAATGCCACTAGCGATGTACCAACCCGTCTCGGTGTGGAGGTTGTAAACGTGCCCGCTAAATGGAAGCCGCCGGACAGCGACGATTGGATCGAGGACTACCGCGCCGGCAAGTCCGTCAAACAACTGGCTGACGAGTTCGGGATCGCCCGCAATGCCGTGACTAGAACTCTCACCGAGAGGGGCGTCATCGTTCGAGACAACGCCACTGCCAACCGGCTCATGCAGGCGGATAGGTCGCCGGAGCAACGAGCCTTGTGGACGCAAGCCGCCCACGACGCTGCCCGAGGACGGGTCAACACCTTCGAGGAGAAGTGTCTCGGTGCTCTCACTCGACAACGCACGCTCGGTATCCGTATGAGCCCGAGCGAGCAGCTCTTTGCTGGATGGCTTAGGGACCGAGGGATCGACACGGTCCCGCAACTCGCCATCGGCCCATACAACGTGGACTTGGCTGCCGACCCCGTCGCCGTGGAAATCTTCGGAGGTGGTTGGCACGGTTATGGCGCTCACGCCGCACGTTCCGCTGAGCGTTTTCGCTACATTCTCGATGAAGGCTGGGCCGTGATAGTGGTATGGAGTGCGGTCCTCTATCGCATCTCTGCCCAGGCAGCGGACGAGGTTGTCGCCTTCGTGGAGCAAGCCCGCCGCGACCCAACCCTGCGGGGTGAGTACCGGATGATTAGGGGTAACGGTCACTTCGTTGCCAGCGGCCGTGAGAATCTCGACCACCTCACCCGAGTACCACCGGGCGGTTGAGCCAAGCACCCGCGGGGTGATGACCAGCGTGCCAGCCGGGAAGCAGTTGAAGTGTTGGGGGCAGCCCGGCAGGTCACTGAGCGAGTAGGTGCCCTCCAATGGCTCGCAAATGTCGCAGGCGCCCGGCATGGCGATGTAGTCGAACATCTCGACGCCAGCGGAGACGAGCTGAGCCAGCTGCGCCCGCATCATCGCCGTGTTTATGGCCTCGTCGATGTAGCCCTGAGCGCCGGCGCCCTTGTCGATGACCTCGTTTACCGCCTTGACCAGTTCCTCGGAGCCGAAGTTGTGGGCGATGCCGTCGGCGATCACCCGGCCCATGTCCCCGGCGAGGCCCAAGAGCTGGTCGGTTATCCACTCGGGCGCTTCGGCGCCGTAGCTGTCGAGCGTGCGGAGCTGGGCCAGCGTGTCGCGGTAGAGCTGGTCGAGGTCGACGGGCACGTCCAGGCGTCCGCTGTCGGCCAGTAGCGCCGTCGCTTGGGTCACGCCCTCCGCTGC